AATTTTTGCAATGTGCTCGGACATTCTAAGCCGAACTTTGTCCACTTCAGCTTCTCGAATTTTACGAATTGATGCATTGTGTTCCTTTGCTTGACTCAACTTTGATTCATTTAAATCCATTTGATAGCTATTCTCGGTAATAGCTTCTTTATTAGAAGACACTTTTTCTTTTAACAACGTATTCATTGTACTGAACACTTGAATATCAAGAAGGTCTTCGATAATCTCACGGCGAGTGTGAGCTGGTAATTCCATGAAAGGAACGTAGGTTGCACTACCAAGAACTACAATTTGATTAAACGATTTATAATTTAAATTCAAAATGTTTTGTTCAAGGTAAGATTGATAATCTCGAGCAGCTGCATCTTGATTAATCATTTCGCCATTTTTCCAGATTTCAAATACAACAGGTTTAATACCACGGCGGATCATAAACTTGTTTTGACCTATTTGAAAATATATCTCAACAAGTGTATCTCTACCGTTAATGCTATTAATGAGCTGGTTCTTATTAATTTTACGAAACGCTTTACCATACAAACCAAAAACAATAGCGTCAAGTAATGTTGATTTACCGCTACCGTTTGTACCACTGATAAGTGTGGTTCTACTTTTATTTAAATCTATCGTAGTCCAAGAATTACCTGATGAAAGTAAGTTCTTGTACTGAACTTTTTGGAATTCAATTTTCATGCTACTTGTTGGGCCTCAATATATAAATCATCAATCACTTTCTTAATTAAATCTTTATCGACTTTGGTGTCAATTGATTCAATATAAGAATGTAATATTTCTTTAGTGTCTTTTGTTTCGTCAAGTATTTCGTCAACACCTGCATCTTCTAGGTTTAAACTATCCTCAATAGATTTAACATCAGTAGCGCCTGAGTCTGTTAGTCTATTAAGAAACAAATCATAGATATATGGGTTTGTCCTGTTTTTAACAATAACTTTTATATAAGCATCTTTAATATTTTCAACATCTAAACTTGCTATGTCTTCAATAGTCATATTTGTATCATCATATTCAATTTTATGATATATTTGAAAAGGATTAAGTATCCATTCTAATTCTTTAGTTTCCGTATCAAGTACTCTAAACCCACGTTTACCTTGGTAATCAGACCACGTCATTTCATACGGAGCACCAAGATAGTTGATGTTACCATATTCAGATGGATGGTGGAAGTGACCAGAATAAACCTGTTCAAAATGTTTGAAAACATCCTTATTCAACCCATGATCGTTGATTGCACCTTTCAACATTTCAAAACCTTGAATAGCAAAGTGACCCATGCAGATGTCTGCACTCGAGTTTTGCATTGCTATAAGTGATTCTTCCATGTTGTTTTTAGTTAACCATGGCACCATTATAATACTAGTTGACCCAAATGTCAACTCCACAGGTTTATCCTGATAAATGTTGAAGTCTTTATACTCAGTGAGCAACAACTTCATAGAATTAATTTCGTTAGTGTTGGTGTAATAAACTGAGTGGTTACCTACAATAGCGTAGTATTGAATGTTCCTTTTAGCAAGTTCATCGAAGAACATTCTCTTAGCTCGGTCAAGAGTAACATAATTAACGTACTTACGGCGATCAAACGTATCGCCTAGGTCTAATACAATATTAATATTATTTTCATCGAGGTGCGGGAAAAATGTTTCTGAAAAGAATTTTTCTTGATGATCTAAGAATACTTTAGAATCACCTCGACAACCGAGATGCATATCTGTAATAATAGCAATTTTCATTTATTATTTCTTTTTCTCTTTATCTCGTGCAAGCTTGTCTTCGAAGTCTTGTACAAAGGCGTTCATATAGTCTGCGTTTGTATTTAGATGCAGATTAATATCTTCACCACCAGCATAAGTTCCGCCAGATGCTAGCATAGACTGAGATGATTTAAAACGAATGTACATTTGCTTTTTCTCTTTTTGAATACGGCGTAGGAACGCGTACCAAATAATTTGAGTAAAGTAAGCAAACGGATTTTGAGATTTTTCTGGATTAAAGTTATGAATATACTGAAGACAATTTTCAATACCATCACTAATCATATCTTCTTTATATGAGTATCCACTGAAGTTAGGTTTTGTAGCAAGTCTTGTAGCAATTTGATAGATACACTTACCAATATAATCAGGTACCCTAGGTTTTATCTCTGCACCTTCGTTTTCTGCATCACGACAGGCTTCTTGGTATTTGATTAAAGCCTCAAGTAGATCCTTGTTGTTAACGTAATTACGTTTGCGTGGCTTCTTGGCCATAAGTCCCTCCTGTATTTTTTACTATAGTATTATACTATCGAGCTAATGTCAACTGTTTTTTTTGTTGATACTGCTGCATTTTTTAGTTGACATTATTTCTAGGTGTGGTATAATCGGTTTTAACCGCTATAAAATAATATATTAGATATTAACATTGTAGATTTTAAATTGGAATTGTTCAGTCCCATAAATCTCAATACGTTTTCTAAAATGTTTAAGAGTATAATTCTCGTAAGAGCCGACCGACAGGTCGTCTGTAATATCATACAGAGTAGCTTTATCAGCATCGTTACCTTTACGTAGTGCTCTACCAATTGATTGCAATACTTTAATTTCAGATTTAGAACCAGATGCAAAGATTACGTTATCCAATTTCTTAAGGTTAACACCAGTCGAAAAGACACCATAAGAAGCAAGAATATCATGTTGCTTAATAGGATCATTCTCAACGAGATTTCTAACTCGTTCTCTTTCATCGCCTTTAGTACCACCATATATAAAATGAAGTTGACGATCGTCTTTACGAAGTAAAGGTTCTAAAATTTTACCATGTTTTTCTACTAAATCAAATAAGACCAAATTGTTTTGACCTTCAAGCGACCAAAGTAAATTACGAATAAACATGTTTCGTCTCGTGTTGTTTACGAGAAACTCGCGTTCAGCAGGATACTTTTTAGATCCTTCTGATATTTGCTTAATTGCTTTAACAAAATCTTTTTTAATCTGAGCATCATAATCTAGTACAATAGCTTTTACATTAAAATCAGCAACTGTACCAGCATCCATAAGATCTTTAGTTGTTACGAATTTTCTTACTTCTCCAAAACAACCTTCTAATACTAATCTATGAGTTTTGCTTTCAGATGATTTAAGTGTACCAGTAAATCCATGCCGGTATTGGCAATCAGTAAGTTTATCCATAATCTTTTGAAGTGATTTAGCTTGGAACTGATGTGCTTCGTCTCCAAGTACTACACCAAATTGATCAAACCAAGCCTTCGGAAGTTTAATAAGAGATTGCCATGTTGATATTACTATTGGTGCATTGGTATGTTTATCTACACCACCTTGGATTTTGTATATTTCATCAGTGCATCCATAGTCTACAAAGTCACCAGCCATTTGGTGTACAAGAGAAATCGTTGGAACAATAATAAGAGTTCTATGCTCGTAAGCTCTCCAATAATGCTGTTGAATTAAATGAATGATTAAAGATTTGCCTGAAGATGTTGGTGACAAAGAAAGAGAACGATTGTGTTTAATAGCATTTACGACATACTGATTTTGATAATCACGTGGCTCAAACTTACAATTGATTTCTTTTGCTATTTCATATCCGTAATCTTCTGGAACTTTTTCTTCTGCATATAAAGTTCCCTCTACAACAAGCTTATAATCCCGATCAGAACAAAACTTTTTCATGTAACCTATAAGGCCAGCATATAAAGTAGGACGCATTGGTTGGAACAATCTTATATAACCATCCCAAACGCGATTTTTAAAAGAAGGATTAAATTTGTATCCTTCAGGTCTAAACTTAAAGTAGCTTTCTAGTTCCATCTTTATGCCGGCATCAGCTTCAATTCTCATGTGAACCGCATTAATCGGATGGACTGTAATCACTTCTTGCATAAATTAAAATTCCCCAGATTGAAACTTTAGAATGTCAATCATATTCTTGACAATAAAGTTTCTTGAATGTATGGTTTTGACAATGTCTTCTAGGAACTTAGCTCGTTCCATATGATAATCAATTTTAAGACTGAGATTGATTACTTCCTTGTCTGCTTGAATATATTTATCTACTTCGTTGCGCAGTACTTTTTTCTGATACGGCTTCCAACCACGATCCCTTAGATCTTCTTCAGCCATAGAGCCATCATAATATTCACGCTTATCGAACTCAAGCGTTTTATAGTCAGCCTTGAGCTTTTTTACTCGTAAGACTTCCTTATAATATAGCGTGTAGTATTTGTTGTGAAGTTCTGGGATACGCTTTGACTCACCGGCCAAATTTGTTTCGTTGATTTTGCAGTCAACTGCCCACAATTCATGAATATCTTCGCTCAATTTTACATCCTTTAAAAAATAGAATCATATTATTATTCTATCACAAACTATGAGCTATGTCAACTACTTTATTCTATGTCAAAGTAATCGTATCTAAATGTAGCAGTAGCTTCAGGGTATTGAATGTCGGTGCCACGAACATCTAAACTGATTGAGGATAAACCAATTGGAAAGCAATCCTTAAACACCACTTTTTTATTAGCATTTTTATGACTATTATTTAGAATAACCGTGATGTCTGAAACAGTACCAGCTTGAGATGCTGCAACAGCTTGGTATTGTTCTGTATTTTCTGGGAAACCAATACCTTTCATCCAATTATATATTTCTAAATAATTGTTCATGTTTTCATCTAAAATAAAACCCAAGTCAAATTCACCATATGTTAATCTATCTGGAGTATCAAATACTGCACCGATAGGAGTATTCCTTTGAACTGGCTGACTAAACACCGCAGGTAGTAAAAATCTCTGAGTAAAAAACTCAGTGTTTGGTAGCCTTTGAATGACTACCTCAAACGATAAGGGAGAAAAATAATTTGTTTGCATGATATTTCCTGTTGACATATGCTAGAAGCTTTGATAGTATTTATAAATAATTCACCAACTATAAAAGGTACAAACGAATGCAGGAAGATTATCGAACTAAAATGTTCGACGACCCTTGCGATGATTGCACACACTGGATAGGACATATGTAATGATAGAAATTGAACAAAGAAAAAATATGAAAGCTTTGAATGTTGAAATGGATACAGGAAGCTTATGTATGAAAAACGTCTTATTCATGTATAATGAATTTTTCAAAAGCATGGATTATGATTGGTGGTACAAGGTACAGCCTGGTGATGTATGTGTGGATGTAGGCGCCTGTGTAGGAATGTTTACAGCCCATGCGTTAGATCTTGGAGCTTCTAAAGTGTATATGATTGAACCTAACAAAGAACTGATGCAAACAGCGCTTAAAAACTGCTATGATTATATAGTAGACCAAACAGAACAAAGAATTGTCCCAATTGGCCACGCCATAGGGTCAGACTCTAGCCATACCGAACGAGTGTTTTACACAGATGATTTTAAGACTACAAGTTTTAAAGACTTCCTCGCGCGATATAATATAGAGCACATAGACTACCTTAAACTTGATTGTGAAGGTGGAGAATATGACGTGTTGTCAGAAGAAAATTTTGACTTTATTAGAAAAAACGTAAAACACGTTTCTTTAGAAGTTCATCTCAGAGCTACTGACGATGGCATAGATAAATTTATTAATTTTAGAAATAAATTTTTAACACCTTACATCAATGAAAACAGAGTAAGATTCCAAGACACTTCTATTAGCAATATGGTTTTAAACGATTCAGAACTAAGAAATCCAAATAGACCACGCGAGTTTATGATGTATTTAATTAACGGTTGACATTATCGTTCAACTGTGTTAGATTAGAACTATACTGATTCTTGAGGAGGACTTCTTTGTCTGAAGATTTTAAAATTTTAACTGCACGTCAACACGTTAGAGAACGGATTGGCATGTACTTAGGCTCGAGCGCTCGTGAACCAATTGAGCGTTTTGTTATGGGTAAATGGGCTATGGTTGAGTCCGTACCAGCGCTATCTAAAATGATTGACGAGATCTTAGATAATGCGATTGACGAGGCTATTCGTACTAATTTTAAATATGCTAATAAAATTGATGTATCTGTAAAGATGGACAATTCTATTATCATTACAGACAACGGCCGTGGCATTCCTCAAGAGTTAGTATACGACGAGACCACAAATACTAAAATTGCTCGTGCTACTGCTGCTTGGACTAGAGTAAATGCTGGTACTTCATTTGATGATAATCGAGTTACTATTGGTACAAACGGTGTAGGATCCGCAGCTACAAACTTTCTTTCATCTAAGTTTACAGGTAAAACCTGGTCTAATGGAAAAATGTTAACTGTATCGTGTAAAAACGGTGCTGAAAAAATTAATGAAAAATATTCAGATAAAGTTGGAAATGGTACAGAAGTTACATTTGTACCAGACTTTGATTTGTTTGAATGTAATAGCCTAAACGATTACGATACTATTTCTTTAGTCGAAGATCGTTTGATTAGTCTTCAAATGGCGTTTCCAGAAATTGCTTTCTCATTTAACAAGCGCCGCATTAAAGTAAACAATCTTAAAAAATATTCTGAATTGTTTGGCGAAGAAGCTATCGTCGAAAAAACAGATAACCTATCATTCTTTATTACTACGTCTGAAGATGGGTTTCGTACCAACTCATATGTTAATGGTGTAAATACTCGCCAAGGTGGATCTTATGTTGATTTCATTATGAATTCAATTGTAGATGAGCTTGTCGTTATGATTAAGCGTAAGCATAAGATTGAAGTCGTTAAGTCGACGATTAAAAACGGCCTTACCTTTGTTATGTTTGCTCGTAATTTTATCAATCCAAAGTTTGACTCTCAAACAAAAGAACGCCTGACAAATCCTATGGGTAACGTCAAAGAACATGCTATTGAAGCAGGTATCCATGATGCTGATTGGTTTGCTCGTAAAATTATTAATACACCTTCTATTATTGATCCAATTATCGAGGCTCAGTTAGCAAAGAAAATTGCTGCAGACAAACGTGCCGCTACACTTGCTCAAAAGAAATTGCGTAAAGTTAAAGTAGCAAAACATATCTCTGCTAACAAAGATGATGCTACATTGAAAATTGTCGAAGGTGACTCGGCTATGGGTTTCCTATTAAAGGTACGTGATCCTAATAAGGTTGGTGCATTTCCTCTTCGTGGTGTAATCATGAATACCTGGGATATGAAACCAGCTGATGTACTTAAGAACAAGGAATTGTCTGAGCTCGTAGCAATTCTTGGATTGGATATTAATAATCCAAACTCTGTTGACGACATGACATATCAAAGTGTTGCTACTTTAACTGATGCTGACCACGATGGTATTGGTCACATTAGTCCATTGCTCATTGCTTTCTTCTATAAGTTCTGGCCAAGGCTTTTAACAGAAAAACGTGTTAAAATTACTCGTACACCGATCATGATTTCAACGAGAGGTAAAGATGTCAAGTGGTTCTATACCTACGAGGACGCGAATGCACACAAGAGTGAATCTGGTTGGAAGCATAGATATATTAAAGGATTAGGATCCTTACAAGAAGATGAATATGATAAAATTATCAATCAACCAAAGTATGACACAGTCACAGTCGACGATGCTGGAATATTTCAAATGATGTTTGGAAAAGATTCTTCTTTACGTAAACAATATATGTTTGCATAGGGGTTGACATTAGATAAAAAATGTGTTAGTATGGATAGAATCAAAAATTTAAACGGATGGAACAGACTATAAATGAGCTTACTTGAATTTACAACTGACGGGACTGATTACCCAATATCACATGTAGCCAAAAACGAATGGCTATCTTTTGCTATGTATACAGTTGAGTCTCGTGCTATTCCTAATATGATCGATGGATTAAAACCTGTACAACGTTTCTATTTGTATTCATCATTACTCAATTCAAAGAAAGACTTCAAAAAAGTATCAGCTGTTGCTGGTATTATTTCAGACTATGGGTATAACCACGGTGAAGCTAGTGCTGCAGGTGCAGGTCAACTTATGGCTGCTGAGTGGAATAACAATATCTGTTTAGTCGAAGGCCGAGGTTCTTTTGGTACTCGTCTAGTACAAGAAGCTGGTGCTGCTCGTTACGTTTATACTCGAGTGCATAATAACTTTGAGAAGTATGTTAAGGATATGGATCTATCACCAGTGCATAGTGATCCTGAGCACGAGCCTCCTGCTTTCTACTTACCTGTTCTTCCTTTAGTATTGGCCAATGGAACTAAAGGTATTGCCACTGGTTTTGCTACCAATATCCTTCCACGGTCCTTAGAATCACTTTCTAGTGCCGTTCGTGAATATGTGTCGGGTGGTACTATAACATCGAGGCTTCCAGTGTCATTCCCAGAATTTTCTGGTACAGTAACATATGATTCTGTCGAGGATAGGTATACAGTACGTGGTACTTTTGTAAGAAATAGCAAAACAGTATTAACAATTACAGAAGTCCCATATGGTTATGACCGTGAGTCATACGTTAAAGTACTTGATAAGCTCGAAGATGATAACGATATTGTTTCATACGAAGATCTTTGCGATAAAAACGGTTTTCGTTTTGAAGTTAAATTAAAGTTATCTTCTGCTAATGCATGGACTGACGAGCGTATTATTCGTAAGTTTAAATTGACTAAGCCACTAAGCGAGAACCTAACGGTTATTGATCATACTGGCAAGCTTCGTGAATATAAAGACGAGCGTGATTTAATTAAAGATTTCTGCGATTATCGCATGAGTGTTCTATCACAAAGAATTGAAAGACGTAAAGAAGAAGCTAATGAGACTGCTCGTTGGCTGAAGTGCAAGATGGATTTCATTCTAGCAGTTCTTAACGATAGGATCTTATTTAAACAGCAAACTAAAAAGCAAGTAATTGCCCAAATGTATACAGCTGAAGTTCCTATCCAAGGTGACGATGCAGAACGCCTATTGCGTATTAACATTATGAGTCTTACTGACGAAATGGTTAGAAGCTTAGACAAAGAAATCAAAGAAGCTCAAAAGGATCTTAAGTTCTGGGATAAAACTACTCCTAAGAAACAATTTTTAAGTGACCTCGAAGATCTATGAAAATACACAGTCGAAACCTAGATCCTGCACTTACTAAAAAGTTTGTAGAGTTTTGTGTAAAAGAACTCGATATAACTCCAACTATGATTGTCGTCGAGGCTGAAAATGAACTTGAAGGTAATGGACTATGTGTTGATATAAATCCAGGCCAATATCTAATTTTAGTTAATTGTAGGAATAGAAACTTAACAGAAATATACACTACCGTGGCTCATGAATTGGTTCACGTAAAACAATATATGCTGGATAATTTGGGTTTCCTTCTTGATAGCTCAGAGTTTGAATATGATAAAACTTGGTGGGAAGCTGAAGCTCGTAATCGTTCTCAAGAATTAATTTTAAAATTTGTTAAAAATTATGAATTTAACGGTTGACATTCTAATAGAATCAGTATATATTGATCTTATAAATTATAAAGGAACAACACTATGAAAAACATGCTTATTGATTTTGCTTCAAACCTTATGTCCGGTGCCATGGTTATTGGTATTTTATTTGTACTGGCAGTAATGTAATGAACGACACATTTGATGTAACTGAATGGATCGAACAAACATTCAACCGCGATGAGATTGAAGAAATTTTATCGTTAAAAGAATTGATAGTAGAAAATACACCAGATGATGTCATAAATAGCATGTATTCTGGAAAGGATCTATAATGAAACCTATTCTCATAGCGGCCGCGCTAGCAGTTGCTTCTCCTGCCTTGTCTAACGAACGCGTCAAAGATGTACGTGTGTTCCATCACACCAAAAACATTAAACTTTCTGTACCTGTTACAAAAGTGAGATGTGTTGATGTAAAAGAGCCCATATATCAGGACGTTCAAACACAAGGTAATGCTGCGGGTGGTGCGCTCGCAGGTATGATTATCGGAGGTATCCTAGGAAAAGGGGTATCAGGTAATGATGATGGAGCAGCTGCTGGCGCGGTGATTGGTGGCTTAATTGGTGCCAATGAAGGTGCTCAGCCTACTACTGAACGACGAATTATTGGATATGAATATGTTGAACGTTGTAAAGAAGTAACTTATAATCAACAAGAATATGTTGATGCTTATAGTCACTCAACTATAAGATTTTACTTAGACGGAAAACGGTATGTTCTAAACTTTGAAAGATGAGTTTAAAACAATACAACCCGTTTTGGGTCCCGTTTTGGCAAATAAAAATATCCAACTATCTTACAAAAAAATATGAATTGCTCAAGCTTGTAAACTGGGATAATCCTGAGTGTCAATACGAGAATCACTTCACAGATTATTTTATAGAAAAGAATTATCTAACTCCGTTTACAGACTTAATTTCAAATGAGTTACAGCAATTTGCTAATGATTTGCAAACCTCTATTGAAGTAAAAGACTTGTGGGCTCAACGTTATGTTGGCAATACTAATAATATGAGCCCTCACACTCACGGCAATCATGGATATTCTGCTGTATTATATGTAGAGTTTAATCCTGAAGTTCATCAGTCAACACATTTTCTTGCACCTTTTAAAAACTTCAGTAATGGTGAAGACTTAATACATAAACCTGAAGTTGAAGAAGGCGATATATTAATATTTCCGAGTTCAGTAATTCACTATTCTAACCCTTCACATAGTAAGGAACAAAGAACAATATTTTCGTGGAATATGAAATGAGTACGTTTAAAGTATACCAACCTTTCCCTTTGAATTTTTATCATGTCAGTATATCTGATTGGCGCGAGAAAAAGAAAAAGCTTATGTCTTTAGTAGATTGGAATGATCCGCAATGTCAATTCCCTGACCATTACACTGATTATCATAAGCACATGCGCGCAAAAAATGGAAGGCCTCCGTATACTGAAAAATTTATAAACATTTTTCAAAAAGAATTGGTTGAGTTTGCTAATAGGAATGATTGCGATATAACAGTCACAGCGTTATGGGCTCAAAAATATACACACATGCAAAACATGGAACCCCATACACATGGAGCATCTGGGTATTCTGCTGTACTTTATGCAGATTTCTATGGTGCTCCTCAAGAAGCTACGAGGTTTTGGGCACCGTTTAAAAATCCTGTTGACTCTTTAGATTTTACACATTGCCCTAAAGTTAAACAAGGTGATTTAATTCTTTTCCCAAGTTCTTTAATTCACTGGGCAAGGCCAAACACATCGGATAATCCTCGAACAATCTTTTCTTTCAACTTACAATTTCACAAAAGAAGCTAAAAAAATATGATAGAAATCATTATAGCAAACTTAGTATTTTGGTCAGTCTATGCGTGGATTTGTATGATCCCGTATAACATGCTTCAAAATGCTATAGATAACAGTTAACGGTCTCTTAGCTCAGCTGGATCAGAGCAAGTGCCTTCTAAGCACTAGGTCGTAGGTTCGAGTCCTACAGAGATCACCATATAGCTCGCATGTTGGAATTGGTAGACAATGAAGACTTAAAATCTTTTGCCTTAGGGCGTACCGGTTCGAGTCCGGTTGCGAGTACCAAACAACGCACCTGTAGCTCAGTTGGTTAGAGCTGAGCGCTCATAACGCTTAGGTCGTAGGTTCGAGTCCTACCGGGTGCACCAAAACATTTTTAAGGAGAATAGAATGTCTATTAATCAAGATTACATCTTAAATGCAGTGCGCTCGCATGCCCGTGGCCACATTGATAAGCATAAATTTAATGTTGAAGTATATCTAAATAACCCAGCCGGTATTGGTGAGCATCCCGATGTGTTCGAAGCTATGGAAGGAGAACTTCTTGAGATGGCAAAATACCAAGATGTTTTAGACATGATTGACAAATACTTTACGTAATGTTTACTTTGTTTATAGCAAGCGTTATTGTAGGCAGTTCTGAATTAAAATGGACTGCCTATGATACGTATGAAACACATATTTCTTGTCTTGTGTCAGGCGTCATACTAGAAACAGACTTTGAAGAAAAAGAAGTATGGATCTGTGCAAAAAACGGTTGACATTTGCTTCAAACTGGTATAGATTGATTCTATAAAGTAAAATAAAAGGAATCAACATGATTGACTATATGGTATTTGCAGAACGTCTACGCAACTTAGCTCGTCGTTCTGATAGCTTTGGCAAAAATCGCCAAGATATTCTTTGGGAGATTATTGCAATGGCTGAAGATTATGAAGAACAAGCAGATCGCATTGAAATGCAACAAATTATTCAAATGCAACGCGACTTGGTTGAAGCTTCATAATGTGGACATTAGTGTTTATATACCTTTATGCAGGAGAGGCCTATGCTGTAAAATACGACACATATGATGATATGGTTACTTGTTTTCAAGCACGTGAAGCACTTGCTGATGAAGTAGGTAAAGGCGCTGGTTATTTTAAACCAGGACAACAAGCAATCTGCATATCTGAAGAACAAGACTCGGTGTAGCGCAGTCTGGTAGCGCATCTGCTTTGGGAGCAGAGGGTCGGGAGTTCGAATCTCTCCACCGAGACCAATAAGGATTTATATGAGTAATTTATATGATGTAGATGTAGAGGACTTTAAAGAAATATTAGATGATAAAATGAATTATCACTATATGGAAAAAGGTCCTTTGCTTTTAAATAAATTTGACAACTATACTTACAACATTCTTGAGTACCTAGATGGTGCTCAAAGTCTGTTAGATGTTGGCTGCGGCTTTGGTGGTCCTGCTCGTTTTATTCAAAGCGAATTAGGTATTGACGTAAAAGGCGTTAGCAACATACGTTCTCAAGTAGAACATACATCACAATACTTTCCTACATATTTTAGAAATGCAGAAGAATTTAGCAGTAACGAAAAATACGACGTTGCTGCTTTTTTTGATTCGTTGTGCCATATGGATGCAAAAAAGGTACTTGCAAATATTGCTAAATATACAGACAAAATACTTATTAAAGATTATACTTTCTTAGACTCAGATTACTATTATTCCGCCCGATGGAATATGCATTTTAGATCTAAATCTAATTGGGAATGGTTGTTATCTAAAACTGGATTTAAGTTAAAACATTTTGAAATAAATGATAAAGTTTTAGTTGACGAAACTCATCAGTTTTGGTATAATAATTTAAAGAAAGTAGAGTCTAAAAACAAGCAAATAGAAATGCTTAAAGTTATAACACAACAAACACAGCATAAGCCTGGTAAAGCTTATTGTGTTTTATATGCAGAAAAGGCTTAATCATGTATACTCAGTACGGAGTTAAATTTAAAGAAATAGAATTTAACGATCAAATTTATTGTGTTCCAAAATATGCTGAAACAAGACCATCAGCAATAACTATTTTAAATAAAAAATATTATGAATATGATACTCATGTAATGATGAAATATATTCTTGAAGAAACTGGTCAAAACGCTTTACATGCCGGTGCTTTCTTTGGTGACATGATACCAAACTTTTCTGCGTCTTGTAAAGGCCTGCTTTATTGTTTTGAGCCTGTACTCGAAAATTATATTATAGCAAAGCAATGTATTGAAAAAAATAACATTCAAAATGTAGTTATGGTTAACGCTGCACTAAGCGATAAAGCTGGTACTGCTAAGTTTAGAACCATAAGCCCACAAGGTTTTCATATGGGTGGATGGTCTCACTATACTGAAGATCCTATTGGATCAAACTATTCTCAAATAGTAACAATGCTGCCTATAGATGATTTAAATATCGATAACCCTATTGTACTACATCTAGATTTAGAAGGCCATGAAGAACAAGCATTAGCTGGTGCAAAGAAAACAATTGAAAAGTATGAACCTATATTGTTGATTGAACACGGTGATTGTGAATCTGAAGTACTTAAAAATTATATGAAAATTCTTGAAACTCCTCTCATAGATGTCTTTAGTACAGAGAAAAATTTAGATTTAGCTTATAGAGCAATAGGGAAAATTAAATCATGATAATTCAATGGGATACAATAGATGGCTCAGATAACTATATGGATATTGATAGGCTTGTAGGATTTAAAAAGCCTCCAAGCTGGTATTCTAAATTAACGCCTTATTGGAATGGAAGTAAAAACTTTAATGATTTTATTAAAACGCAGTGGTCTACTATATTTCAATATCAAAATTATAGAATGCACACTGTAAAATCTTGTCCTGGATTTAATACATTCTTTAAAAAGTCTATACAATTAAAACTTGATAATGATTTGCTTATAGAAACAGGTGCGGATGGAGGATTTGTTTATACTTATCTAGGCAATCATTTTAGTTTGTCTTCTCATAACGGGCATGAAGCGCCAGGTCTATCAAACAAATATATCTTTCTTAAATTTACTTACAACTTAGCATTTAAATATTCAAAAGACTGTGATGTAACTTTTATTGATCCTGTATTATACGATGAACAGCCTTATAGAATGTGCCCAGGAATTATTCAAACCCAAAAGCAAAATATCATGTACGTAAATGTTATAACGTTGTTCCCAAAGGTAAACACAAAATACCATTTCCCAAAAGGATCTACACTGGCATGTATGCAATTTTCAGAACCAGTTAAAGATATGAAAAAAGTGGATCTATCTGAAGACGTTAAGAAACATAATTACGAAGGCCAGATACGAGGCAACAATTCTAAATACTTTGGAAAATAATATAAATATCTCTATAATCTTATTATGGAGGATATTATGTCTGAAAAAATGCCTTGGATATACCAAGACTTTAAAAACCTGATGAATATTAATTGGGACGATATAACTTATGACGAATTTTTAGATATATCTAAAGAAATTGAAGGATATGAAGCTAACATTGGATATGAATTTATAGATATGGATGAAGAAAATTTAGACTGGGCATCAATATATGCTGTAGTGCAATCTATTGAACAATCTATTTACGATGAAGAATCTAAAAAGCTTATGAGAGAGATTGATGTTACATTTGAAAAATCTAAGCGAGACACAACAACCGGTGATCAAATGCTTAGAGATATAGGTATTAAATTGAACGAATGAAATACCGCTTATTTGCGGCTCTATTGTTCACAGCATCTTGTATGCAAGCAGAGCCTGTACCAGAACAAATTAATATCGCAAAATATTACCTAGGTCTTGACGAAGACAGGAATAGGTATGAACTCAAACTCATACTAGGCGTTGACCCTGCAAAAACAGAATGGTGCGCAGCTTTCGTTAACGCTATGTTAAAAAAGGATAACATTCCTGGATCCGATAGTGTTAGTGATTATCCTTTAATGGCTCGTAGTTTTCTTACATGGGGTACTAGGGTGAGATCTAATGATATAAAAACAGGAGATGTAGTAGTCTTTCCAAGAGGCTCAGGTGGGTGGCAAGGCCACGTTGGATTTTATTATGGAACAACACCGAAAGGTGAGTGGGTTATATTAGGCGGAAATCAAGATAACACAGTAAGTTATAAGATGTACGCGCCAAATAAAGCCATTGCTATTAGAAGATGGGAAAAAGAAATAGAATGAAAGTCTTAGTAACTGGCGCAACCGGTTATATTGGCAGTCATGTATGTAAACTTTTAAAAGAGCACGGACATTATGTTGCGGGCTGGGATATAAACATTCATGGCGAATATAACGACGTAAGTCAATATGTAAACGTATTAGAAAATATTGACGTAACAGAAAAACATTTACACGGTACGTATGATGCTATAGTACATTTAGCAGGTCGTAGTGTAGTACCTCAAAGCTTAAAAGAACCAGCAGAATATTATAGAGTAAACGCTATGGGTACATCTAATATTCTCGATAATCTCAGCACCCCAAACTTTATCTTTGCAAGTACTTCATCTGCATGGGAGATGGCTTCTCCATATGCTCGTAGTAAAGTAGCAGCAGAAGATATTATTAAGGAGAAAGCAAATGGGCACACTATTTTTCGCTTTTTTAATGTCTCTGGCACTGATGGTATTAATAGGCAGCTGGGTGATCCAACCCATCTTATTCGTGTTGCTGCTATGGTTTGTGCTGAAAAACTTCCCAACGTTAATATATTTGGTATGGATTATAATACTCGCGACGGTACTTGCATACGTGATTATATACATGTTAGCGATCTTACTAATGCTATTGTAAACGCAGTTGAAAAGGGCCCTACTAATACTCCCTATGAATGTTTAGGAAGTAACGTAGGTTATAGTGTACTTGATGTTTTAGACACTATGGATAAAGTTTCAGGTAAAAAAATGAAAAGAATATTTTCAGATAGAAGAGAAGGCGACGCTGAAGCAAGCATTGTTGACCAACTATCTGAATATTGCGTATTGACTAAAACATTAGAAGATATGTGTCTAGATCAATATAAACTGGAGATTAAATCATGAGCGGAAAGTTGCATAAGTACTTTTTAAATAACGGCGGTAAGCCTATCCATAAATGGTTTCACTACTTTGATATTTACGAACATCATCTACAAAGATTTAAAGGGAAAAGTCCTGTCATTTTAGAAATTGGCGTACAGGCAGGTGGATCCCTACAGATGTGGAAAGATTACTTTGACGACGATTGTAGAGTTGTGGGATTAGATATTAGTCCTGAATGTAAAGACCACGAAGAAGAAGGCGTAGAAGTCTTTATAGGTAAACAACATGAACCAAAAGCTATAAACCAAATTCTAGAAAAATATCCTCACATTGATATTGTTATTGACGATGGCGGACATATTAGTTGGCAGATGATTAATTGTTTTGATATTTTATATAATAAAATTAGTGCCAACGGAACATATATAGTAGAAGATACTCATGCTTGTTATTGGCCTAGCCATGCCGGTGGATTAAAACATCCAATGAGTTTTGTAGAACATGCTAAAAACAAAGTTGATGAAGTAAATGCCGGAGCTGCTAAGTTACCTACAACAGAAATTACAAAAAATACTAATAGCATATCGTTTTATGATAGTGTCGTAGTATTCGAAAAAAGACTCCAAGGCATAAAACAAGATGCAAGAACAAGAGGTTACCAATGGACTTAAAAGAAAAAATGAAAGGGTTTCCACCCTGTTACGTAATCAACGTTAAAGGATACGATGATAGAAAAGAATATATGCGTTCTAATTTTGAAAAGCTTGGAATAGAAAAATTTACTATCTTTGAGCACACAAAATTTACTTCACCAGATTTTTCTTATAAGTATCACGGGGATAAAGATGTACTAGAAAATCTCGAGCTCGGTCCTACGACTTCCCACCTTCATAGTATTAAACAATGGTATGAAACTACCACAGAAGAAATGGCAGCATTTTTTGAAGATGACTGTGATTTTAGTACTGTAGAAAAATGGAAATTTAAGTGGGAAGATTACTTACCAAAGATGGGCGCGGTGTGGGATGCTCTTCAGTTATGCTTAATGCACGAAGGCTATGGTGTTATGTATCCAAGACATAGAGCAGGCCACGATCATGGACTACAGTGCTATGTAATTAAACGATCTTATGCTAAAAAATTAATTGATTATTACTTTGAAGAAGATGGTACAATTAATTTTAAAATGCCTTGGAAATTAAAAACAGACGAGTCAAAAAGATTTGCTCCTTCTGTTGAAAACGTTATCTATGGATTAGGAATAGTTTATATACATCCTTTGTTTAACCATAATATTCATGCATATCCATCTATATCTTATCCACTAGGAGAATTTCCGGTAGAGCAAGAATTGGCAGTCAGATCTTACGAATACGTTAAAAATTGGTGGGAAGTTCGCGGTCAACACGGAAACCTTGATCAATTATTTGACTTTGACTGGTGCTGTAGATCAGGCCAAGGTTTCACTGGTGTTCAACACATTTATTAATTTTTAGGTTTTTTACCGCCTATAACTTTTACTCCGGCCTTGGCTTCAACAGCATTAAGTCTTCTTTCAAGGTCGTCAATTTTTTTAGTAACCTTTGGATAACGTTTTCTCCAAGCGTTAGGATCGTCTTGTAACCATTCCCAACCAAACCGATCTACTAAATAATCTAAGGTATTGTCTAGTTTACCCATTAAATAGAGTGCAGCTTTTGTGTTTCTAAACCAAGCTAAAAAAGCTGCACCTAATACAGATCCGCCAATTGCGGTGTAGATCCATAAAGTATCACCAAACATTCTTGTGAGCATTTCCATTATTCAGACTTCCAAATTGTCCATGCGCCCCATGCAATTGCAGCGTATGCCATAAGGTTAAGAGGTGCTATTAGCATCATTAAACCAGCCGCTACCAGCATCACTCCATCCCAAGTCGTTCTTTCTGTTAATCTGTTTTTTAACCAATTCATCTTGGTATTCCTTCCAAAATTTTTGTCTATCATTCGTAGACGTTGCGTTTTTTTCGTGGTACTTATAAACTTTTAGATAAAACTCTAAATTTATACCACTAGACATTTTCATTCTCTTTGGTATACTTGCAATAATGGTTCATACCATGATCGTATGCTCCGTCGAATGGCATTCCTTTTTTAAACGCACGCCATCTTCCACGCCATTTATCTTTTGTTCTTTGCCATTTACTCATTTTTCTAATATTACCGAAGTAGTTGATGTACCGCGGTTGCGAATGGTGTCTATATCCCATTGCAGCAAAAGGAACACAAGTGACCAAATCGTTGTTGTTAACATGGCGGAAATGAGGTATGGTATCAAACGATTTAACAAATTTCTTATTCCCTGCTCTTGGAGATCCGTATGTATATAAGCAATCTACTTTATTACCGAATCTGCTAGTTGCGATTGTAGCCATTGCACCACCCAATGAGTGACCACATATAAAAAATAATTTACCTTCTATTTTCATACTACCTAAGGCAGTGTTAATTTGATCCCAAACTTTATTTACTTCTTCTTGGAATCCATTGTGTACATACCCGTGACCATTGTTTGCTTTATCTGGCCATGCGTTTAAATCGGCTTTAATGTCTGAAAACTCGCCAGGTTCTGTTCCTCTAAAACATATGACTAATTCTTGCTTATTTGAAATAATATGACATTGAGCCCCGTCGTGTTCAATAAAACGGTGTGTAGTATATCCTAATTTCTTATATTTAGGCTTAGCTTGCTTTGCATCTAAATATGCAATTTCAGCGCACTCTGCCATCTTAGCACAGTTTTCTATCATTTGTTTCTATCCTTTAAAATGTCTTTCATTACGTTTGATGCTGTATGCGTAAAACATCTGGGTGCAACAGCATGTATTAATAGTGCGGGCACAAGTAACTGTAATCTAATAGCAGCCTTCACCGCGCCTTTGGCATGCTGCAATCCTGTTTCGCCAACTTCTTCTAAATGTAATTTGCATTGTTTACTTAGCATTATCTAACCTCTTTAATTTATCCTTTAGCGAAGATGAAGTGGTTTTTGCTTGTACCTTGGATTTAGCGTCTTCCCATCGAACGTTAGCACTGGACAATACAACATGGTCTTTCTCTGCTGGCTTTTCGTACGATTCGGGGCTATCCATCTTATGGCGTTCTCTTGCTTTTTGGAGTCGCCTTGCTGTTTCGTTTCGTTTTTGTGCCCAATATCTTTCAATCATATTCTCCGTGAACCGTTTGTCTACTAATTCATCAATATATGCTTTAAAAAACAACTCAAACCACCGTTTCATTTGTCTTCTTCATATTTATTTGGATTTAAAGTTTCATCTACATGAGGCCCAACGTTTAACCAGTACGCTTTACTCGCTGGTACGACAGCCGTCCAAGCTGATATGAAAACCAATATAAAGGCTGCTATAAGAAATGGTTTCATTTACATTCGCACTTCGTACATACGTCGTTAATACACTCTTTACAATCAGGTCTATAACAATGGCAATCATGTCCGCATTTTGTGCATGTTCGTTTTGGTTCAATCATAATACCCTCCTAGTTTGCTAATGGATTATCTAAAGCTCTTTGTAACTTATCGCTTAATTGAGTTTCTAATTCTCTCATTTGTCGAACCATTTTTTCTTCTAAGTCAGTCATACGCTGACCACTTGACTCGCGCAAATCGGATGCTTTGGTATCATATTGGTTTTGTAACGCATCCCTTTTATTATCAAAGCGCTCTTCAGCATTTTGAATTATTTGTCTTATATCTGCTTCGGTATCTCGTACAAGCTTTTCAACTCTACGTGTTTGATCCTCAAGGTAACCGATTTGTGAGTTTGTGTCTACTTTATTTTCACGGTTACGTGTTGCTGCGTCGTCTAATTGTTTTTGAAGTGCAACAAGTTGAATACTA